CCGGTGGGGGGGGCCAGAGCCGGACGACCTAGCGTGGCGACCCGAAGAGCTGAAGGCGTGGCTCCCGCTGCTGCGCTCCGCGCGCTCGCTGGACGACGAAGCGGGCGCGAAGCTGCGCGGCGCCCCCGAGCCGTGGGGCGAGAGCGAGACGGACGGGCGCGTCTACGCCGAGCGGTACGTCGCGCGCCCTGCCGTGCGGGCGCTGCTCGACGGCGACCTCGACTGGCTCCACCGCAGCGCGACGAAGGCGGGCTGGCAGTCGCTGGAGTACCCGATGCAGGTGCTGAAGTCGTGCGGCTGGCGCGGGCTCGCGCAGACGCCGCGCGTGATCCTCGGCACGATCCACAGCGTCAAGGGCGGCGAGGCGGAGAACGTCGTGGTGTTCCCTGACCTCTCGCCGAACGGCGTGCGCTCGTTCCGCACGCCTGGATGGAGCGGCATGGAGTCCGTCTGGCGGCTGTTCTACGTCGCCGCGACGCGAGCGCGCGAGTCGCTGATCCTCGGGTCGCCGTCGGGCATGGGTTCGGCGGTGCCGCTGTGAGGGAGGTTGCCGTCGGTCGTCGCCTCGCGTCGCTGGTGCGGCGCGGCGGCGGGTGGGTCTACAAGATCCACGGCGGCGGGTGGTCAGTCGCGGGCGTGCCCGACTACGTCGTGGTCTGGAACGGCGCGACGGTGTGGGTGGAGACGAAGGCACCCGGCGGTCGGCTCTCGCCGATCCAACGAGTGACCATCGAGACGATGCAGGCGCACGGCGCGGAGGTGGTCGTCGGTGACGACGCCGACGAGCTGTTCGCCGAGGTTGAAAAAAGAGCCCGGCGCGCCGAGGGGTTAGCGCACCGGGCCGGGAAAGAGGGGTGAACCGATGGTATCTGACAGGAAGCACCGCGTCAAGGAGTGCCACGCGTTCCTCGACGCGCTCTGGCCGTCGCCGCCGGAGGACGCGCGGCTCGTCCTGTGGACGTTGCCGTCGAAGGCGGTGACGCTTTGCGAGGACGCAGCCGAGGCCGCGCGGCAAGCCGTCACGCTCTGCGACGCGGGGCAGGAGGTCTACTTCGGGGTCAGCGCCGTGCGCGCCGACCTCGACGCAGGGCGCGGCAAGCGCGAGGACATGAGGTGGCTCCCTGCGGTCGCGCTCGACGTAGACGTCGCCGCCGAGGGGCGCGGCAAGACCAAGCTCTTCGAGTCGCTCGACGCGGCGGGGAGGTTCCTCGCCGAGCTGCCGCTGCGACCGTCGCTCGTCGTGGCGAGCGGCGCGGGGCTCCAGGCGTGGTGGGTGCTGCGCGAGCCCATCGACTTGCAGGAGGACGCGACGCACGCCGCGTCGCTCACGCTCGGCTGGAACTCGTTCGTCCGCGCGCGGGCGCTCGCGGCGGGCAGCGAGCTGGACGCCGTCCACGACCTGACGCGCGTGCTGCGCGTGCCGGGCACGCTGAACCGCAAGTACGGCGACGAGCGCCCGGTGCGCCTGCTGGTGTGCGATCCGGCGCGGTACAACCCGAGCGACTTCGAGCCCTACGTCGTGGAGGCGCGGCAGTCGCTCGCGGGCGTGATCGTCGGCGACCTCGTCCTGTCCGCTGGCGCGAACCCGCCGCTGGAGAAGTTCATGGCGCTGCGCGAGAACGACAAGCGGTTCGCGCAGACCTACGACCGCACGCGCGCCGACCTGCGCGGCAAGAGCGACAGCGAGTGGGACATGAGCCTCGCGTCGCAGACGGTGATCGCCGGGTGGAGCGACCAGGAGATCGCCGACCTGCTCATCGCCCACCGGCGGCAGCACGGCGGGCCGCCGAAGCTGCGAGAGGACTACTACGCGCGCACCATCCGCCGGGCGCGCGAGACGCACGTTGCCGCGACCATCGGCGCGGAGATCAGCACCGGCGTCGTGGACACCTCGACCGAGGAGGGCAAGGCCAAGGTGCTCGCCGCGTTCAGCGTGCAGACCGGCGCGCGGATCGTCGGCGTTTACCGCTACCTGCCCGAAGGCGACCGCCTCTCGTTCGCCTTCGGCGACGGGCGCAGCGAGTTCTACTGCACGCTGCAGGAGCTGTGCGACTGGCCGACGTTCTGGCGCAAGCTGTCGGCTGCGGGGTTCCTCCCTCACACCGCGCGCCCGAAGCAGCCCGAGTGGCTCGGCATGGTCAACGCCCTGCAGAGCGTGGCCGAGGAGCGGCAGGTGGACGGTGGCGGCAAGACGGCGCTGGTGGCATACTACGCAGCGATGCTCGGGCAGCGGAGCGGGATCGACGTCGAGCCGGGAACGAAGGACTCGGATGAGCCGACGCGCGCCCGCGCCGTGCAGTCGTTCGGCGCGTTCATCCGGGGCGGCTCGCTGTGGGTGCGACCGCGCGGCATCTCGGCCATCACCGAGGAGAACCGCAGGCCGATGTCGCTCACCGAGGTCGAGCACCACCTGCTCGCGGCGGGCGCGGAGAAGCGGCAGTTCACCGCGCGCCTGCCCGGCGGCAAGCAGGTCAACGGGATGTTCTTCGGCCTGCGCCTCGACCGCGTCGCCGAGCTGGCCGGGCTCGCCACGCCGACCGACACGGAGCCCGAGGTGGTGTCGTGATCGCATCTAATAGGAACGCGCGCGCGCGCGCCTCTGGCGTCCAAAATCAAATCGGGAAAAAAGCGACGCATAGAAAACATAAATCACTAAAAGTCGAGAAACTCCCTGTTCTTACTCGCCTTTTCGGATGCGGGCGCAAACTATATTTTTAGTGTCGTGCCCGTGAAAACACTAAATCCTTCCCTGAAAGGAGCCAGCCACGTGAAACCGACCGCCTTGCCGCTCGACCAGCTCCGTGAGGATCCGCTAAACGCGCGTGTCCACCCGGAGCGCAACCTAGCCGCCATCGAGGCGTCCCTCCGGCGCTTCGGCCAGCAGAAACCTATCGTGGTCGCCAAGGACGGCACCGTGGTCGCGGGCAACGGCACGCTCGCCGCCGCCCGCCGCCTCGGGTGGGACTCCCTCCTCTGCGTGCGAACTGACCTCCCACCCGATGAGGCGCGCGCCTTCGCCATCGCCGACAACCGCACCGCCGAGCTGGCCGAGTGGGACATGGAGGTGCTAGCAAGCTCCGCAGAGGAAGTCTGCGGTGAGATGTTCGAAACGCTCGCAATGGAAGAGATCATCCAGATGCAGAGCGGAAAGACCACAGGCAGCGAGTACTTCGATGCCACGTCACTGCAAGACGCTCAGGACGCAGCCGGGCTCGGCCTAAGTTTCGTCATCATGATAGCCGTGAAAGAGCCGGAGCTCATGGAGCAGCTGATCACGAAGCTCTCGGGTGGCAATCGGATCTTCCACCCCGACGCGACGAAGCGTATCTGCACTCTTTCCGGCGAGGAGGTAGCAGAGGTGATCCTTGACTAAGGAAGACCCGATCGTTCCCGACATCGAGTCCTCTGCACTCTACGCAGAGCTCGCAGAACAGGGCGGCTGCTCAACCGGAAGAGACGCTGGCAGAGACGCCTTGGTGCAGGTCGGCAAGAGATCCCGCAGCGTATCCGTGGAAAACGGTTTCTATGGGTCTCCGCGCTGGTCTTGGGAGCTGCTCGACTGCGCGATGCCGATGACGCTGGATACATACTCGAACTGCGCTTTTCAGTGCACCTACTGCTTCTCGTACTTCCAGCGCGCGATCAATCACGGCAGCGAAGCCTACTTGCTTCACAAGGTGAAGCCGGTGGACGTTCGCAAGATCATCAAGATGTTTACCGACCCGGACAAGCATGCTGGACAGTTCGCGTGGTACATCAAGGAGCGGAAGGTCGTTCAGTGGGGCGGGCTGTCCGACGGCTTCGACTTCTACGAGCGCGAACTCGGCGTTAGCCTGGAGCTGCTGCGCTTCTTTCGCGAGATCAAGTACCCCATCTCGATCTCGACGAAGGGAGTGTGGTACCTGCGCGACAAGCGTTACCGCGAGTTGCTCGAGGACTCACCGGAAGTGCAGATGAAGCTATCAGTCGTCACGACCGACCCCGAAGTCGCGCGGAAAGTCGAGGGCGGAGTTGCGACGCCACGTGAGCGGTTCGACGCGTTGCGCGAGATGCGCGAGATGGGAGTCGGTTGCGTGACGACGCGGTTCCGCCCGTACATCATCGGCATCTCAGACAAGACGGTGGACGAGCTGTTCGAGTGGAGCGCCGAGGCGCGCGTCCACTCCCTGACCACCGAGTTCATGTGCCTTGAGTCGCGGGCGCTCGGGCATGGTGACAAGAGGTGGAAGCACCTGTCGCGGTTGTGCGGGTTCGACGTCGTGAAGTTCTACAAGCAGAACTCCGTGAAAAAGACCGGGCTCATGCGACTGAACTACGACCTGAAGCGACCGTACATCGCGAAGATGAGGCTGCTTGCGGCACACCACAGGATTCCGTTCTACGTTTCCGACGCCCACCACAAAGAGTGCTCAGCTGGCACAGGTTGCTGCGGACTGCCGGACACTGGGCCGCTCTCAAACATAGCGAGGGGACAGTTCGCTGAGGCCATCCAGATCGCAAAGAAGAAGGGGCTGACGAAGTTCTCTGACATCGCCCACGACGCAAGCATGTTCAGCGCGGTGCCTTACAAGAATGCATCGGGGTTCAACTCTGGCGGGTCCAGAGAACGCGCCGACAGGTTCCACCAGAGCCTAGCGGACTACATCCGCTCCTCATGGAACGACGTGAACAGCAACAACTCACCTGCCCGATACTTCGGCGGCGCTCTCGTTCCGTACGGTACCGACGAGAACGGAGACGTCGTCTACTACTACAACATCCCGTTCATCGAGCGCGGCGAGCGGCCCGAGACAGCCGCAGAGGTGGTGGAAGAGGTGCGCAGGAGGTTCGGTGCAAACAGTCCTGGCGAGTGACGTCAAGTACGGTGGGTTCATCTCGTTCACGGATCATCTGGCCCGAGGCCTCGGAAACCGCTGCGTAGTCAGGTTGTCATCTGTAGCGTCAAGCGCTCGCGCTTGCGGTTCTATGCCGGCGAGATTCTTCCCGCCGGAGAAGCTGCCGCGCGGCTGCGTCGTCACGGCGCTCGACTGGAAGGCACGCGGCGAGCAGTTCTGTATGGCGGCAGCGCTCGGCGCCGTCAGTGCTGTCGTGTTTCACGACCCGAACGACGGCGGCCATGAAGTGATCAGAACGGCGAGCAGCCTCGGCGTCAACATCATACTGATAAGGAAGTCGCAGCTGAGGCGCGCGGAGCAGATAACCGGAGGGAGGCACGCGATGATCGTGCATCCATACACCCGTGAGTTTACCGACGAAGCAACGGTAGAAAGATCCGCACGGAAGCTCGCAGCTTCCGTGTCGCGCGTGGACTTCGACAAGCACACGGAGATCATCGTCAACGCAGACTGCGGCATTGACATCTTCGGCAGTGTAAACAGGATGTACGCCCATCACAAGCTGCCTGAGTGGTGGGAAAGGAGCTACCGCGGAATCCACAATGGCGGTGCGCGGACGCTCCTTTCGTACCGCTACAGCGTGGACATGAGTTTGATCAAAGGCGACGGCGGCGGTACGCAGTATACGACGCTGGAGGCGTGGGACTCTGGGGCGATCCCGGTATTACATCGCGGCTGGATCATGCCAGGTGACGAGATGGTCGAGGGGGAGAACTGCCTGTGCGTCGGTTGCCCGTCAGAACTCAAGGAGCTACTTGGAGCGGCTGAGCGTGGAGAGATAGATGAGGCGAAGCTAGTGGCGCGCGGGCGAGAATGCCTGCGCGATCATGACGCCGTAGCCGTTGGAGAATCGCTAAAGAAGATTTGCGCTGTCGGAAGATAGCCCATGCCAAAAGGGATACCGCAGACGCAGACCTGCAAGGCGCGCACGAAGCGCGGCGCGCAATGTACGCGCCCTGTGGTGCCTGGGATGGACGTATGTAGGTATCACGGCGGCCTTTCATTGCGCGGGCCAGCGTCGCCGCGATGGAAGCACGGACGCTACTCGCGCTACGTCCCCGAGCGGATGGTGCAGGCAGTCGAGACCCTGCGCGACGACCCGCGCCTGCTGGAGATGGCGCACGAACTCAGCGTGCTCAAGGTGCAGTTCGACGAGGCGCTCGCCAAGGCGCAGGAGGGCGGCACCGCCGCCGCGTGGGCGCGACTGCACGACCTGCGACTGGAGCTGCTCGCCGTGCGCGAGCAGGCACAACGGGCGCAGCGCGACGCTGTGCGGCTGGAGGCCGAGGGCGATGCGAGCGGCGCGGCGCGCGAGCGCGAGCGCGTCGCCGCGCTCGGGCGCAGGCAGGGCGAGCTGCTCGGTGGGGTCATGGAGGAGATCGGCAGGGGCGGCGAGGCGCGCGAGGCGCTGGACGACCTGCACCGCAACGTGCAGGCGCAGACGCGCGTGGTGGACGTCGAGCGCCGCCGCATCGAGAGCGCCAAGGCATACGCGCGCCGCGAGGAGGTCGAAGGCATCATGGCGCGGCTGGTGGTGTGCTTCCGCGACGAGATCGAGCGCGCGGTCGCAGACCCTGCAGAGAGGCGCGCTGCCCTGAGCGGCGTCGCGCTGCGCGTGCGCGTGCTGCTGGACGAGCTGCGGCACCAGGGCGCGCGGGAGCTGGCCGACGGTGCAGGCTGACACCGCCATCGAGTCGGGGCTGTACGCGGCGCTGCGGCTGCTGGATGACGCGACCGCACGCGCCGTGCAGCATGAGTCGCCCGCGCTCGCGCCGCAGCCCGGGCCGCAGTCCGAGTTCGTCGCGGCGGACGAGGACGTCGTGATCTACGGCGGGCAGGCGGGCGGCGGCAAGACCTATGGCCTGCTGCTCGCCGCGCTGCGCTACAAGAACGAGCCGTCCTACGCCGCCGTGATCTTCCGCCGCACGGTCGCGCAGGTGCGGAAGCCGGGCGGCCTGTGGGATCAGGCGATGGAGGTCTACCCGAAGGCGGGCGGCGTGCCGCGCATCGGCGCGCTGTCGTTCACGTTCCCTGGCGGCGCGACGATCTCGTTCTCGCACCTGGAGGACGAGAAGAACAAGCTGGACTGGCAGGGCGCGCAGCTCGGCTTCATCGGCTTCGACGAGATCACGCACTTCACCGAGTCGCAGTTCTGGTACCTGCTGTCGCGCGCGCGCGCCGCGTCGCCCGGCATCAGGCCGATGGTGCGCGCGACTTGCAACCCCGACCCTGACTCCTTCGTCGCCGAGCTGCTCTACGACCGCTGGATCGACCGCGCCAGCGGTCTACCCATCGAGGCCGAGGCCGGGCGGCGCTGGCACTTCGGGCGCGACGGCGAGCGGCTTGCGTGGTCGCGCCGCGCGAGCGACCTCTCGGCCACCGCGCCGCGCTCGTTCACGTTCATCCCGTCCACGCTGGACGACAACCCGATCCTCGCGGCGAACGACCCCGCGTACCGCGCGAACCTGGAGGCGCTGCCCTACGTCGAGCGGATGCGCCTGCTGCACGGCAACTGGAGCGTGCGCCCGACTGCGGGTATGGTGTTCTCGCGCGCGTGGCTGGAGGTCGTGCGCGCCGTGCCCGACTCGTTGCTCGACGTCCGCTACTGGGACAAGGCGGGCACCGAGGGCGGCGGGTGCCACACCGCAGGCGTGCGGATGCGGCGCGTCGGCGGGACGTTCTACGTCGTGGACGTCGTCGCGGTGCAGCACGAGGCAGTCATGCGCGAGCGGCTGATCCGTCAGGTAGCCGAGCTGGACGGCCGTGGCGTCGAGGTCGTGGTCGAGCAGGAGCCCGGCTCGGGCGGCAAGGAAAGCGCCGAGTCCACCATTCGCAACCTCGCGGGTTGGCGGGTACGGTCGGATCGGGTCACAGGAAGCAAGGTGTCCCGATGGTATCCTCTAGCTGCACAGGCCGAGGCGGGAAACGTCAAGGTTCTCGCTGCGCCCTGGACAAACGGGTTCCTTGACGCGCTGCACAATGCGGACGGCGAGAAGCCGAGCCGCGTGGACATGGTGGACGCCGCAGCGGGCGCCTTCGCCGCGTTGGCGAGGGGCCGACTGACGACCGGGATCGGATAGGAGGAAGCACGACATGAAGCGCATCGCACTCACCCTCACCCTGCTGCTCGGCCTCGCCGTGGCGGCGCACGCGCAGCCGCGCCGAGCCACCGTCGCCGGCCTGCCGGGCTGCACCGCAGCGAACAAGGGCAAGATCCAGGTGGTCGTGGACGCCACGGGCGCGACCGACTGCTCGACCGGCGGCGACGCCAAGGTCGCCGTCTGCGTCTGTGACGGCAGCGCGTGGGCCGCTGGCATCGCAGACGTGGCTGACCTGACCGCAGGCGCGGCCAGCTCGACGGACAACGCCATCGCGCGCTTCCACCTCACCGGCGGCAAGACGCTGCAGAACAGCGTCGTGCTGGTGGGCGACACGGGGGCAATGACTGGCATCCTGAGCGCGGACATCGGCGGCGGCTACGGCTCCACCGGCGTGACCATCAGCGACGCGGGCGCGATCTCGGCAAACGGCGCGCTGACCGTGGACGGCGCCTCTGTCCTGAGCGGCAAGCTGACCACGGGCTCCGTGGTGTTCCCTGAGTACCTGACGCTCGCCGCCGCCGCAGGCGGGGCGAACGTGTCCGAGGTGACCATCACGGTGAAGGACGGCGCTGCGGCCACCATCGCCGCAGTCCACCGCCTCACCGTCTGGCTCTCCGACGCCGCGACCTGCCAGGGGCTCACCAGCACCGCGGCGAGCGGCACGGTGCAGGCCAAGGCCGCGAGCGGCACGGACCTCGCCGCGTTGACAGCGAAGAAGGCGCTCAACGTCCTCACGCTCGCCACGGGGGTCTACGTCCTCGAGATCACCGACAGCGCCAAGACGGGGTTCTACGTCTGCGCCGAGGTCAACGGCAAGGCGAACGCCTCCGCGCAGCTGGTCGCTGACAACTACGGGGCCTAGTCGCGTGAGGCTCGCCGCATCGCTCGCCCTCCTGGGGTGGGCGAGCCTGACCGCCGGGATCGCCGCGCTCACGACGCCGTGGGCGTGGGCGATCTCGGCGGGCGTTGCGCTGCTCGCCGCCGCCGCCCTGCGCGCGTGGGACGCCGTACTGGCCGAGCAGGAAGAAACGGAAGGCGGTGACAGGTGAGGCGGATCGTCAAGGCGCTGGCCGCGCGCGGCGAGAGGAAGGACTACTCGCCGCGCGCGTTCGTGCAGTTCCCGGCACCGCGCGGCGCGGTGAGCGCGGTGGACTGGAAGGTCGAGCAGGTTGCCCTCAGCGCGTTCAAAGCCTGTTCGTGGGTCTACGCCTGTGTGACGCGGCTCGCGCAGGCGCTCTCCTCCGTGCCGTGGCGGGTCTACACGCGCCCGTCGCGGCGCAACGACTGGGAGGTGGCCGAGGACCACCCTCACGAAGTCTTGCTCGAGTACCCGAACCCGCGCATGAGCCGCAAGGCGCTGATGCTGTTCCAGGGCCAGCAGGTGCTGCTGCGCGGCAACGCGCTGTTCCATCGCGTCGCCGGGGCGAACGGCGAGTCGCCCGAGCTGTGGCCGCTGAACCCCGCGCGCATCCAGCCCATCGCCGACGAGGCGCAGTTCCTCTGGGGCTACAAGGAGCAGGACGGGCAGCGGCGCGAGCTGCCAGCGGAGGAGGTCGCGCACGCGATGCTGCCCGACCCGACGAACCCGCTGTGGGGCGTGCCACCGCTGCGCGCGATCTCCGACGTGGTCGCCGCCGACATAGACGCGGTCGCGTGGAACCGCTCGATGCTGAAGAACCTCGCCGTGCCGCCGGGCGCGTTCGTGGACCCGAGCATCGTGACCGACGAGCAGCTCGCCGAGGCGCGCAACCGCATCCGCGAGCGGTACGCCTCGCCGGACAACGCGCGCACGCCGATGGTGCTCGGCGGCGGCGCGTCGTGGGTGGCGATGGGCCAGAACGCGGTCGAGATGGACTGGATCGAGTCGCGCAAGTTCACCGTGCAGGAGATCGTCGCCGCCTACAACCTGCTGCCCGCGATGTTCTCCAACGACGCGGCGACGTACTCCAACATGAGCATCGCCGTGCGCTGGATGTGGGAAAACCCGGTGATGCAGCTCCTCGACGCCTTCGAGGAGGCGTTCAACCTCCTGCTGGTCCCGCCGAAGGACCGCGCGACGACGTGGATCCACTACGACACCAGCGGCGTGCTCGCGCTGCGCGACGACCTCGCCTCGCGCGCTGCGGCGCTGCCGCAGCTCATCGCCTCCGGCGTGCCGGTCAACGAGGCCGCGCGCCTGCTCGACCTGCCGCTGCCTTCTGTCTCGGGTGGTGACACGCCGCTCGTAAGCGC